GCAACGGTTCGGACATGAGCAATCATTCCGACCGCGAAGTGACCGTGCTGGTGAACCTGCTTCAGGACAAGCTGGAGGACTTTGGCGAACAGTATGCGCGTAACATGAACACCTTGCTGTGGGGCGATGGGACCGCCGATCCAAAGGCGCTGGCCGGGATGCAGAGCATCATCCTGGACAGCCCGGCGGTTGGCACCACGGGGGGTCTGGCGAGGACCAACACATGGTGGCGCAACCGTGCCGCGACCACCGCCTTCGGTGGCGCCGGGGGCAGGGGGCCGATCACGTCAAGCCCGACCAACGGCGGCGCTTTGATCGAGTTTCTGCAACAGGAATACCGCCAGCTTATCCGTTACGGCGGCAGACCGAGCAAGGCACTCGCCGGAAGTGCCTTCATCTCCGCGATGGAAATCGAGTTCCGCGCCAACGGCAACTACAGTATGACGGGCTTCACCGGCACGCAGGACGGTTCCATGGGGCAACTCAAGTTACCCGGCGGGACCACGGTGGAATACGACCCGACCCTCGATGATCTCGGCTTCACCAAGCGCATGTACTGGTGGGACCCGAGGCATATCTACCTGATGAAAATGGACGGTGAGTGGGATCATCGTTTCACCCCCGCGCGGCCCTACAACACGTTCGTCATGTATAAAAGCCTGACGCACACTGGCCAGATGGTCGCGCAGCAACTGAACGCTTCGGGCGTTTACGATATCGCGTGAGTCGTGACTTAACCACGTAACTCTTGACTTTCGACCGGGCGGGACACGCGTGTCCCGTTCCGGCTGGTCCCGGGACAGGAGGATGCCCCATGAACTTTCAACTTCTGCGATGCTCCGTCGCGCTCGCCGCCGATCCCGAACAGGTCGTGGTCCGCCATCGAGGCCGGCCCATCGTCTTCCCGGAACTGATCGTCCTGCAATATCTGCACGGCGAGGAAGCCATCCACGATATCCATGTCGTGGGCGAGTGGGACGCGACCCAGGCCGAGGTCCTCGAACGGTTGAAGCTCATCTACGGGGATAAGGCGGTGAGCGATGTCTTTCCGGGGGCGCGCCCCAGGCTGCCCGTGGGGGACGGCACGCTGCCCATGTGCGTCGAGCCGATCCATGTCCCGGGACCGACCCGGCCCGACAGCCCCGATCCCATACTGAAACCCCTGGACATGTTCACCATGCCGGCCTCGATGCCGCGCGTGGTGAGTACATACAAGGACGAGCCGCCGCCAGCCGACGTATCCATTGATCAGATCGCGGGGCACGACGCCGATGAACTGGGTGACGATCCTCTGGGGCTGGTTGATGTCGTCACGGCGGCGGTCAAACCTGAGATGCCGGACGCCGCCTCGTTCCGTGCCCGGGACAATATCCGGGGCGAGGGCACCAGCGCGCCAAGGACGGCGGACCACCTGCCGGACGTGGCGGGCGGCGCCATGCGGCGCGAGAGCGAGGGCAACCTCGCGGCGCGCACCGCGCGAGCGGCGCGGGTAGGCGCTTCCAGCAATGGGTAAACAACTGCGCGACATGTTGACCGATTTGCGCGCCGAACTCGGGCACAGCACCAACGTCGCGCACGGCATCAATGACCGGGACACGCTCCTTTACTATCTCAACCGCACACAGCTGGATCTGTACCGGGACTACGACTGGCCGCAGCTGATCGTGGACCGGGACACCGAGATGGTTCAGGGCCAGAGATACTATCAGTACCCCATCGATCTGGGCTTCGAGGACATCTCCAAACTCTGGCTGATCTCCAACTCCAACATGTGGATCTCCAACGTCACCTACGGCATCGGTCCGCGTGAAATGCGGCTTTACGACAGCGAGGCCGGCGACCAGTCCTGGCCGCCCAGGCGCTGGATGCACAACGCTGACTCGGGGATGTTCGAGGTCTGGCCGATCCCCGACGTGACCACCGTGGATCACCAGGGCCTGCTCAGGATGCGCGGGACCAAAACGGTGCAACCGTTGATCAACGACAACGATCAGGCGACCCTGCCGGACCACCTGATCGTGATCTTCTGCGCCGCCGAGATCCTGGCCCGGGACGAGGCCAAGGACGCGCAACTCAAGATGACCAAGGCGAACGAGATCATGCGCCGGCATCGGGTCAGGCAGTTCAGCCACAAGCGCGAGCCTTTCATCATGGGCGGCGGCGGCGGGGACGCCAGGGCGCCGATGGGCGAGTTCGATACCGGCGTGGTGGGCCTGGATTACATTCCGCCTGGTTATCAGTCGGGCTGATGATGTGGGCAAAGTCTTCAGCATCACGGATTTCAAAGAGGGTTTGGATGTACGCAAGTCACCGCTGACGGCGCCCGGCGGTTCGTTGCGCATCCTGGACAACGCGTGGCTGACCCCAGGTGGCGAGATCGAAAAGCGCCCGGCGTTCGTTCCGGTAACCACCTTGCCGTCGAACACGGGATGGATCACCGGTCAAAGGTCTGAACTGCATGTGTTCGGGATGGGAGCGCCGCCGCCGCCCACCATCAATCAAGGCATCTGCCCGCACCCCCTCATCGGGCACGCGCTCGCGCCCTACCCCGGCACCGTGGCGCCGTATGCGATCCTCGACGTGGAGCCTTTCGATCCCTCCTTTTACGTGAACACCACCGACGCCGCCGGCACGCGCATCGCCTATTACAATGATACTCCCGTCTTTCATAACGCCGGGGAGACCGGCGGCACTTACTCGCGCACCTATAAAACCAAAATGTACCGGATGGACGATAAATATTTGCGCTTCTCGGGCGTGAACAACCCGGCGGTGATTGACCCGGCGAGCACGACCAACCCCGGCGCCGGGTTCATCAACGTGGCGATGAACGACCCCGAGGGCGAAGTGTTGGTCGCCATGGAAGTATTCTACGACAGGATGGCGGTCATGGCCCGGCTGATGACCCAGTTATGGCACCTGGACCCCGATCCGACCCAGGACACGCTGCAACAGGTCATCCGTATCGGCACGGTGGCGCCGCACTCGGTCATCCAGTTCGGGACCGGCGATATCCTGTTCCTGTCCGACAGCGGCGTGCGTAGCCTGAAATCCCAGACCATCACCAACACGGCGGCGGTTTCCGACGTGGGGTCGGCCATCGATCCGTTGATGACCTACCAGATCAGAACAAACGGCAACGCCGTGTCGCTCGCGAAGTCCATCGTGCAGCCCATCGCCGGGCGTTACTGGCTGGCGATTGGCGATACGGTTTATGTCCTGTCCTATTTTCCGGCGGGCAACATAACAGCCTGGTCCACCTTCAGCCCTGGCTTCGTGGTCCAGGAATGGGCCGTGGTCGATAACCGGATCTACTGCCGGGGACCGGACCAGACGCTTTACCTTTTCGGCGGCGTGGATAACCAGACCTACGACAGTTGCCCGGTCACGGTGCGTACGCCGCACATGGACATCGAAGGCCCCACCACGCGCAAGCGCATCCAGAGCGTGGACGTGATGTGCCAGGGCGCCTGGAGCGTTTCCATGGGCATGCTGCCGAACAATACCGAAGCCTTCGAACTGGTGGCGAACGTCCAGGATAACACTTTCGGGCTGCAAAGCATTCCGTTCGCCGGCTACGGAACGCATGTGGGCCTCGAACTCGCGCACCGGGCGCCCGGTCCCGCGTTGCTGGCGGCGATCCACCTGAACACCGCTGAAGCGAGCGTGAAATGACCGGTCCCGTGGTCACGCGCGAGCCCGTCACGCGGGCGGTGATAGCGCATATCCTGGCCAACCTGCGCGAGCATGACCGGCGCGAGATCCTGGCGTTGCGCTGGGACGACGACCTGGAACGGCTGGCTGACGAGGTCATGGCGCTGGCGTGTAACGATCTGTGGCAATCCTTCTGGGTCGATGGCGAACCCGTGGCGCTGATCGGCGCCACGCTGATCCGCCCCGGCGTGGTCATGATCTGCGGCTTCGGCACCAAACGCTGGAACCGGGTGATCCGGCCCCTGAGCCGTTACGTGCTGGAAGAAATGCGACCCGCCATCCTGCGCACCGAGGTGCATCGCGCCGAGGCTTACGCGATGGCCGCCAACACCCAGAACATACGCTGGATCAGGGGTCTGTTCGGCGGCGAGATCGAGGGCGTGCTGCGAGGCTACGGACGTAACGGCGAGGACTTCGTCGTCCTGGGATGGAGACGCGACAATGTGTGGACCGAAAGGCGGCGGTCAGCCGTTCAAACCGACGCAGGTGTACCATCCGACAGCGGGACCGGACGCGGGCAAGGAGATCGTGGGCGATCCCGGCATCCCGCAGGAGTTCATTGACCGTGGCATCTACGATACGATGGGCTATCAGAACCAGTTGCAGCGGGACGTTTCCGACAAGCAACTGCAACAGCAGAAAGACATCTCGGACCAGCAGCTGGCGTTCAACCAGCAGCAGGTCGCCGATCAGAAAGCCCAGCAGGACAAGCTCCAGGCTCAGGCCGACGCGCAGTCGAAACGTCAGTCGGACTACGACACGGGACGGTCGAACCTGCTCGCCCAGGGTACCAAACAGATCAGCGACGCGTTCGCGCGTTTCTCGCCGGATTACTTCAGCCAGTACTCCAGCGACTACCTGAAGAAAGCCACCGACGACATAGACTATCAGAAAGCTATCGCCCAGAAGCAGTTGCTGTTCGGCCTCGCCCGGCAGGGGCTGAGTTCCAGTCAGGCGGCGGTGGATCAGCAGGGGTTGCTGGAGGAAGACGCGGGCCGCGCCACGGCGCTGCAAACCCAGAACGCTCAGGACGCCACCAACACGCTGAAGTCACAGGTCGCCAGCACGAAACAGAACCTCCTGGGACAGGTCACGGCGGCTGAGTCCGTGGCGCCGCCCATCGCCGGCGTCAATGACCAGGCTGTCACCGCCGGCCTGGACACCACGCGGCAGGCGATCTCGGGTGTCACCAACACCTCGGGCGATGTCATCGCCAGCCTGGGCGGCGTGCCCACGGTAAGCCCGCTCACCAACATCTTCACCAACGTCCTGGGCGGTGTCGGGTCCTACGTGGGCGGGCAGAACGCCCTGGGCATCAGCAACAGTTACGCCAACAACCGAAACGCGGGCCTGGGCGGGACCAACCCGAACCGGTCCAGCACCGGTCCATAGGGAGCAACGCACATGTGTCTCGGACCGGAAGTCGCCGCCGCCCTCGCCGCCGCCGCGCCCTACATCGCGGCCACGTCGGCGGCGGTGGGCACGGGGGCGACGCTGTACGGCGCGCAGCAGTCGTCCGCCGCGCAGAGCCGCGCGGCGGAAGCCGTGCGTCAGCAGAACGCCGCCACCACGCAGGCGCAGAACCAGGCCTTCCTGGAGCGCATGGCGGCGACCAAAGCCCAGTCCGACGCGCAGTTCGCCACCGGCCAGCGCGAGACCCAGGACCGCACCACCCAGGCCATGGCGACCCGGGCGGCGCAGAACGCGGCGCTGGACCGGCAGAACCAGACGGTGAACGCCGAGAACCAGACCGCCGAACAGTTACGTGCCGCCGCCGACGCGCGTGCCCAGGAACTGCTCCAGGCCACCGCCGTCCCGGGCGGCATGGACCAGTCCCAGAAGAACGCTCAGGACCAGGCGGCGGCGCTGCTGGCGGCGTCCCAGGCCCAGGGCCCCACCGGTCCCGCCGCCACCGATCCGTCCGGGTCCGGCACGTCCACCTCGGTCAACGATCCCGCGATGAAGACCGCCCTGGCGAGGCGCATGGGCCTCGCGGCGGCCAACATCCGCCAGTATGGCGGAGATATCGCCAGGGTCGCGTCGTACGGCCAGCCGTTGCACGATACGGGGCTGGCGGTCACCGAGAACCAGACCGCCATCATGCCGACGGCGGCGGCGGAAAAGCTCCTGGTTGGCGGCTCCGGCGTCCGGTTGCTGCCGTCGCAGATCGCTTACCGCGATGCCACGGACTACGGCGGCGCCGTCGATCAGTTGATCCAGCAACGCGCGGCGGGTGAGAACCAGTACGCCGGGCTCCAGTACGGCAACACGACGGGTAGCGCCAACCTGAGACAGTCCGACGCCGATACCCAGGCCGCCAACGCCGCCGCGCAGGCCAAAGCCGACCTCGCGTGGCAGCAACAGGTGGCCGGGCTGTACTCCGGGATCGGCCAGTTGGGGCTCTATGGCGCCGGGCGCTACGGCCCGGAGATCCTGCCCGGGGCATCGGGGACACCCGCGAGCGGCCTGGCGTACCAGCAGGGTGCCTTTTCGACGCAGCCGCCCGGTACTTACGGTCCATTCAAATAACCAAGGGTCTGAGCCATGCCAGTTTTCGCCACCGGTAACGCGGGTTGGGACCAGGGCCTGAACAGCCTCGCCGGGAGCCTGTTTCCCGATCCCTCGAAGCAGGCGCAGGCGGGATATTACGGCGCCGAGACGGCGAAGACGCTGCTTGATGCCCAGAAACTACGCTACCAGCAAGGCAAGATGGAGGGGCTGGACGCGGATC